AGCAGTTTGATAACCACGCCTATGAAAACAACGGCCACCGCCCGCTGGACGATTCGCAAATCGCCGCGCTGGAGGCCGTGACCAACACCAGCTTTCTGGCGGATTACATTTGCCACCAGTTTGGCGGCTTCTTTGTGCACATGCCCGCAGCAGAGCTGCTGGACAACATAGAGCTGCACCAGCGCAGCCTGCGCACCTCTAGCCGGCGCGGCAAGGTAGATCAGCACATTGCCAAGGCGCTGGATGATGGCGAGATTAGCGCAGCTGAAAAACGCGAGATTTTGGCACTGCACGCCAAGCACCTGGCAGAGCGCCACGGGCAGGTGCTGGCCACCATCACACTACACAGCCGGGAGACGCCATGACTGCCCCTAACCATGGCGGCTACCGCTGCCTGTGCCCCGCCTGCGGTGAGCCTATGTTTATCCGCAAGAGCGAGAAGCAAACCGCCACATTCCAAACCATGTACGCCCGGTGCAACAACATTGTGTGCGGTGCCAGCTATGTGGGCTCGCTGCAGTGGGATTACACCCTCTCGCCCTCTGGCCTGCCACAGCCGCAGGTATCCCTGCCGCTCTCGCCCACCAAGCAGCGGATGCAAGCCCTGCAAGATCTGGCGCCCAGCGCCAACAAAGACCAACTCACATTCCTTGAGCAGCTCGACCAGGAGGCCCACGCATGAACGCCATACCGCAGGATTACCAGGACGACATGCAAGCCGCTGCCCTGGCCTACATGCAGCGCCACCAGGCCGAGCACTTGGGTGCCAGCCAGGCGTTGATCAACCGCGCTGCAGACCACCTTGAATGCGCGCTCGGCGTGGCCCGCCCCTTGGGCGAGAAGCTCGTACTGCGCGCCTATGGCGAGCTGCAAAGCGCAGATCAGCCCTACCAGGTAGACCTGGACGCTACCAGCGCCCACACCGTGGCACTGGTTGATACCCGCACCGGGCTAACCCACGCCGTGCCCGCCGCGCTGATTGCCCGTTACCTGATTGCAGCACCCCGGCGTAAACGGCTAACCGCCGCCAACTGACCCCCAACCACCCAGCCCTTGCCCGCTTTGCGTGGGTAAGGGGGAGCTGTACCCAAAGCACGGTGAATGATATGCAAAACCACACTTACCAAGCCGCACCCAAGCCCCAGCCGCCCCGCTGTGGCCTGACCCTGAGCGAGCACCTGAGCACCCTGCCCGCCCTGCAGCACGCCGCTGGCAAACACCCCCTGCTGCAGGAGTGGCTACAGCACATGCTGGCAGAGGCCGCAGTGCACAACGATGTGATGCTGAGCTGGTACACCTCCCGCGCTGATGGCTACCTGTTGGGCGTTGGTTGGGTAGGCAAGCAGCGTGTGACTATCGAGATGCTTGAGCTGGGCCAACTGTGCCGCCGCCTGAAAGCGGAGCCAGCGCAGTGAGAGAGATGCCCGCAGACCTGTACAAAGAAGTACTCAAGCGCTTAGAGAACGACTACAAGCTGGTGCCCATCAAAGGCACCCATTGGTTGCGCAAGGGCATGTGCCCCGCCTGCCACGGTGGCAAGTCGAAAGAAGCCTCACTCTTTGCCCATGCGCAGGCGCCCTGGGTAATCATGTGCGGCCGGGGCAAGTGCAATGAGCAGCTGCACATCAAAGAGATCTACAAAGACCTGTTTGAAGACGTGAGCAAGCGCCACCCGGCCACTGCGCAAAACCCCGCCGCCAGCGCCGATGCCTACCTCAGTTTTAACCGGGGGTTTGATCTGCGCCTGGTGCGCGGCTGGTACAGCCAAGAGAGCTACTTTGATCGCCAGCTGAACCAGGGCAGCGCCACCGTGCGCTTTGAATTGCCAGATGGCGGCTACTGGGAGCGCCTGATCGATAAGCCCAGCCGCTTTGGCAAGATGAAAGCCCGTTTCAAACCGGGCTGGAGCTACAAGGGCAAATGCTGGGTACCGCCCTGCGTGGATCTGCTGGAGGTGAAAGAGCTGTGGATTGTCGAGGGCATCTTCGATGCCATCGCCCTGCTGCACCACGGCATTGCGGCGGTCTCCATGATGAGCTCGGCCCCCTTCCCTGGGCATTTTCTGCAGGAGCTGGCCGAGCTGCGCCAGGGTAAAGAAGGCTGCGACGGCAAACAGCCCAAGCTGCCGAAATTGGTTTGGGCGCTGGATAACGAGCCATCAGCGCACGCCAGCACCCGCAAATGTGTACACCGGGCAGCCGAGCTGGGGTATCGCAGCAGCGCAGCGCAAATTCCGCAACGCAGCGGGCGCAAACTGGATTGGAACGAGCTGCACCAGCTGCGCTGGGCCAACATAGATGACGAAGCCAAGCGCAAAGAGAAGATAGAAAAAGACCTCCGCGAAGCCCGCCACCACGGCGACCTGCTGCTGGCCGAGAGCGCCAGTGATTACGGCATGCTCATGTACACCTGGAAGGAACGCCAGGAGTTCCCGTTCGTGTACGAGCACTGCCTCTACTGGTTCAAGCTCGATCTAAACAAGTACAACGCCGCCCGCGAAGCGCTGGACGGCAGCGAGCGGCAAGAAGACCGCCTGCTCACCGAGAAACAAAAGCGCGACAAAGCCCTGCGCCTGGCTGGCGGCGTGGTAGAGCTGGCCAACTGCGCCTTTCAGGCTCTGTACTACCAACGCAACCTGGTCACCGATGAAGCCTGGTATTACCTGCGCATCGATTTTCCGCACGATGGCGGCACCGTTAAAGCCACCTTCACCAGTGGCCAGCTGGCCGCAGCGGCCGAGTTTAAAAAGCGCCTGCTGCACGTCGCCACCGGCGCCATGTACACCGGTAGCGGTGGCCAGCTGGATCACCTCATGCGCAAGCAGCTGTATGGCCTCAAAGTGGTCGAAACCATCGACTACATGGGCTACAGCAAAGAGCACCAGGCCTACGTCTTTGCAGATGTGGCGGTAAAAGGCGGGCAGGTTTACCACGCCAACGATGAAGACTTCTTTGATATGGGCAGAACGCGCCTCAAGACGCTGCAGCGCTCTATCAAGCTGCACATCGAGACGCGCCCCACCCACTACACCGAGGCCTGGCTAGATCGCCTATGGCTCTGCTTTGGTGCCAAGGGCGTTATCTCGCTGGCGTTCTGGCTGGGCTCAACACTGGCCGAGCAGATCCGCGGCGTGCACAAGTCCTTCCCGTTTCTTGAGCTCACCGGTGAGGCCGGCGCGGGTAAATCCACCCTGATCAACCTGATCTGGAAAATGTTTGGCCGCCCAGATGATGAAGGCAAAGACCCATCAAAAGGCAGCGCAGCCGGTCGCCGCCGTTGGATGGGGCAAGTATCCAACCAGCCCGTGGTGCTGCTAGAGGCAGACCGCAACGACCCCAACGCCGCCAGCAATGGCCGCCCAAAAAAGGCTTACGACTGGGACGAGCTCAAGCCCCTTTACAACGGCGGCAGCCTGGGCGTCACCGGCGTAAAAACAGCAGGCAACGAAACCTACGAGCCGCCCTTTCGCGGCAGTATCGTCATCAGCCAGAACGCCGCTGTAAGCGCACACGAGGCGATCCTCACCCGACTGGTAAAAGTGCTACTGCTGCGCCCCGAAGCCACCCCAGCAAGCCGGCAGGCTGCTGCAGAGCTGGAGCAAATGCAGGTAGAGCAGCTCAGCCACTTTATGGTCAAGGTGATGACCCAAGAGCAGGCGCTGATGGAGTGCTTCACCAAAGCATTCCGTGGCCATGAGGTGGTGCTGCGCGGCGTGAAAGAGATCCGCGTTGAACGCATCATCAAAAACCACGCGCAGATGATGGCCCTGATCGATTGCCTGGCCATGGTCTGCCCGCTTACTCAGCAGCAGATCAACGAGTGCCACGCCGAGTGCATCAGCATGGCCATCGAGCGCCAGTTCGCTATCAGCGCAGACCACCCCGGCGTGGCTCAGTTTTGGGATGTGTACGACTACCTCGAATCCGAGCGCGAAGACGGCGTGGTCAACCATCACCGCGACGACGGCCTCATCGCCATTCACATCAACGAGTTTGTGCGCCTGGCAGCAGAACACCGCCAGGAGCTGCCCAGCGCGAGCGACTTGCGCAACTGGTTGCCCGACAGCAGCAGCCACAAGTATCTGGGCCAGCGCTCAGTCAACAGCCGGATCCGCGAGCGGCAGAACCAACACCGCTCAGGCTTCGACAACCTCAAGCCCGTCACCGTCCGGTGCTGGGTGTTTGAGAACCCCAACCGGCGCGGCAACGCCGGCACACCTTGAAAGGAGAGCACCATGCAAATCAATCACCGTACTGAAAACCTCGCCACCCTGGCCGGCAGCGCGCTAATGATCGCCCTGCTGATCACCCTCGCCTACCACTGCCCAGACGCCATCACCGCCCTGGCCCACAAGTAATACACGCCCCAGCGCGGCAACGCTGGGGCAACTCAAAGGAGAGCACCATGCAAGCAACTCACCGTACCGCTGCAGACCAGGAACAGCTGCAAACAGCGCAGGACCTCTACCAGAAAATGCAGGTGATGCAGCACCAGCGCACAGCGGTGCAGGCATCCGGCCTGCCAGCGCTGCGCCGCCTCGTCGACATCGCCCGCCGGGAAACCGGCCAAAGCCGCGTGGTCGCGGGGTTTTTGCTGGCCTTGTACAACGGCCACGACTACCCCTTCACCCTCACCGATCTGCGCGCACTAGACCAGGAGATCCACAGCGACTGCATGGCGGTACTGATTATGGATTGGTCACCCGAGCGGGAGGTGCACGAGATGATCGAAGGTGGCCACCACATTTTTCAGAGTTTGATAGCGCGCTGGGCATAACCAGAGAGAGGGGTATCGCAATGCAACAGCTCTACGCAGAGATTAAGAAATCGAGCAAATACCACGGCCAGATCCAAATGTGCCGCGACATGGGGCTTGGCTACCCGTTCAAGGTCTCAATCCAGTTCGACGTTGGCGGGTACCAGGTAAAAGGCGGCGCTGGCGGTCAGTACCGGCTGGCAGACGTGAATCTGTATGTGATCGAGAACGACAAGAAAATCCGCATCCGCTGAAACCAGCGGGCGAAAAAAAGCCCCGGCGAGCGGCAACTCACCAGGGCCACACTACCTGCAGGAGAGCACCATGCAAGCACAGCAACCCATCAGTAGTAAAACCAAGCCTATCACAGGAAAAGCGCACCCGTTTTACTCAAACAGCTACTTGGGCCACGACTGTTATGCTCAATCAGTCCCAGATCGCCTTGAGAGGGTCGCGCATTTTGATCTAAACCAGTGCCAGCAAGCACTGCAGATATCCCCAATGCAAAAGTCCGTTATAACGGCAATTGAGCGACGCATCCGCCAGTTGCAACGAGAGGCCAAGCGTACCGATGGCAAATGAGCTTTCCGAACAGCTGATGGCATGCGAGGCCCGCGACTGGCTGCGTCGTGGGTACTCAACGCCAGCCAAGGTAGCCGAGCTCGAACAGCTGATCACCAGTAAACGCGGTGCAGCTGCCGCAGCGCGCCTGGTAGAAGAAATGCGCCGGCAATGGCAACGCCGCAACGAGTGGCTCAAGTAAGAAAACAGCGCGGTACTTTCTCGGCCCCTGCAGGGGCCGTTTTTATGCTGAGCGGTTAATCTGGCAACACCAAAAAACAGCGTGGGGACGCAATGGCAGAGGGTGTAGAGGTACGCGGTAACCGCGTACGCGTGTATTTCCGTTACCAGGGCGAGCTGTGCCGGGAATCGGTCAGCGGCAAAGCCACGCCTGCCAATATTGCCAACGCTCAGCGCCTGGTAGGCATGATCAATTACGAGATCCAGCAAGGTACTTTCAACTACGCCCGCCACTTCCCTGATTCTCCGCGTGTACAAACCAGTACCTTGGGCCACTATCTGGATCTGCTGCTCGACATCAAACGCAATGAAATGGCCGTATCAGGCTATCGCGCGTACGCCAGCAAGGTAAAAAACCACATACGGCCGTACTGGGCGCACCGGCAGGCCGATAGCGTCGATAATATTGAGGTGGTGTCGTGGGTGCAGCAGGTACTCATGCCCAAGCTGCACAACAAAACCATCCGCGATATCGTCAACATTCTGCACCAGACCTATACCCTCTACCGATCGCGCAACCGCTCGGCGCACGATCCGACCCTCGGCATTGCTATCAAGCTGCCAGACACAGAAGACGTGGATCCATTCGACCGCGACGAGATCACCAAGATACTCACGCCAGACCCTGAGCACCTGCAGGAGCTAAACCTCGCCCAGTTCATGCTGTGGAGCGGCCCCCGTGTATCTGAGGCTATATCGCTGGCGTGGGAAGACGTGATTGATCTAAAGGCGGGAATTGTTCGCTTTCGGCGTGGCCAGGTGCGCGGCAACTACAAGGTAACCAAAACCCGCCGCTCCAACCGCGAGCTAAAGCTGCTCAAGCCAGCCCATGACGCCCTGCTCGCTCAAGCCAAACTAACAGAGCACCTGCCGCCAGTTGAGGTAGAGGTCACCGACCGCGACAACCGCAC